ATGCCTAAATTGTTCCGTCTTATCGGTCGCGGTCATGGCGAGTGGTTGAACAGAAACGCTAAGATTTCTATTGAAAAGATTAGAGCATCTTCAACTACAACAAGCGACTATGGTTCATTCTCGGTTGTTGTGCGCGCACTCGGTGATACTGATGCGAAGCCTCAAGTTCTTGAGCGTTTTGATAATCTTAATCTTGATCCTACAAGTCCTGATTTTATCGCTCGTCGAATTGGTGATACTTACCAAGAGTGGAACGAAACCGAGAGAAGACTGATTTCTTACGGAGACTACGAAAACCAATCTAAGTATGTTTATGTCCAGTGTCAAAGCGATGTTGAAGATGGTGGTGCTAACCCACTTCTTCTTCCATTCGGCTACTTTGGACCTCCTAAGTATAAGAATGTAACATCTGCAAACGAAACTACCCTTAACTCTGGTATGATTTATTGGAATTCAGGGCTCCCAGGTGCTGGTGCTGTTCCTCTTGTTGTTTCATCCTCATCTGAGGAAGACGGTGCAATGGCTGGATTTTCTTTCCCAGAGGTTCGACTTCGTGTCTCGGCTTCTGACGGCGGCTTGTCTGACTTCAGAAATGCTTACTTTGGTTATCAAAATACCAGAGCGCAAACCTCCACACGCGCAGATGCTAGTGTCGCTGATGTTAACACATTGCTTGACGGTAACGTGACCGCTCTTTCAGCTTACAGTATGGCTGGCTCTGGAGTCTACCGCGCTTCTTATATCTTCACCATGAATGATATTAGAAAAGATTCCAATAACCAATACTACTATCAGTCTGGTTCTTATAAGAGTGGAGATGCTGCTTCTATCACTGGCGGCTCTACTTATAAGACACTACTTGAGGCTGGCTATAACCGATTCACCGCTCCACTCGTTGGCGGATTCGACGGCTTCGATATTAAGGTTCCAGACCCCATCTATAACGAAGGAATGGTGGCTTCTTCGGTAACCGAGACCAACAACTCTGCTTACTATTCGCTCAAGAGAGCAATTGATACAGTTGCTGATCCTGAGTCGGTTGATATGAACCTTTTGGTTATGCCGGGTATCACGAAAGAAGCACTCACCAATCACATGGTTGATGTTTGCGAAGCTCGCGGTGATGCGATGTCACTTATCGATCTTAAGAATGTTTATTACCCAGCACATGAGGTCTACAAAGCAACCAAGAAAGATAGAATCGGTGTTGGCGTTGATCAAGTGGCAACAGACCTTAAGAACAGAAGAATTGACTCCTCTTACGGCGCAACCTTCTACCCATGGGTCCAAACTCGTGATGCAAACTCTGGTCGCGCACTGTGGGTTCCACCATCGGTCGCAATGATGGGTGTTCTTGCTTCCTCGCAAGCAGCTTCCCATCTTTGGTTCGCTCCTGCTGGATTTAACCGCGGCGGTCTTTCTGATGGAGCCGCTGGCATCCCAGTCACTAACGTCTCCGAGAAGCTTACATCTAAGGAAAGAGATAAGCTTTATGAGTCCAACATCAACCCGATTGCATCGTTCCCATCTAGCGGTATCGTTGTCTTCGGTCAGAAAACCCTCCAAGAGCGCCAAAGCGCACTCGACAGAATCAACGTCCGTCGCTTGGTTATCTACTTGAAGAAGCAGATTTCCATCCTCTCGACTCAGATTCTCTTTGAACAAAACGTGCAATCGACATGGAACCGATTCACATCAGTTGTCGAGCCGTTCCTTTCGAATGTTAAGGTTCAGTTCGGTATCACTGACTACAGATTGATTCTTGACGAAAGCACAACAACCCCTGACTTGATTGATCAAAACATCATGTATGCGAAGATCATGGTCAAGCCAGCCCGTGCCATCGAATACATCGCGATTGACTTCGTGATTGCTTCAACCGGTGCATCGTTCGACGACTAATCGAATAAATGAGGGGGGTATTTCCCCCCACCCCACTAATTAAATTTAGAAGAACATATCTACAGGAGAACCCATACTATGCCATTCTGGTCAGAAAACTTCGGAGAGGACGCAACCCTCAAAGATCCAAAAAGAAATTTTAGATTTACAGTAGAATTTCAAGGAATTCAAGCTGCTCAAGGAGGCGCTAAGCTCTGGTATGCTAAGTCTGCCACCAAGCCTTCGTTTGCTATCAATGCAGCCGAGCACAAGTATTTGAACCACACGTTCTACTACCCAGGCAACGTCACATGGAATGACATTACTGTTACTATGGTTGATCCTGTTGATCCTGATATGTCTGCTACCCTTTCTGCGATTGTTGAGGGTTCAGGATATAAGCCACCTAGCACATCTGAAGATCGTGCATCCATCTCAAAGGCTAAGTCTGCCGCTTCTCTGGGCACCGTTATCATCACTCAGCTTGATTCGGACGGTAACCCGCTTGAAACTTGGACTCTTTGGAATTCCTTCTTGACAGAAGTCAAATATGGTGATAACCTTGAGTATGGTAACGATGATCTTACTGAACTTTCTGTTACTATTAAATACGACTGGGCTAGATTGCAAGTTGGCGCTGACCAAAGAGCAGCCGCTGGCTCAGGCGCACAAAGTTTCTTTAACGCATAAACAACATAGAGGTGTAAATGTCACGCAATAGAGATCGTTTGGGGACGAGCAGTCCACAAGATAATTCGCCCCCACAACAAGCTCTACAAGAAAATCCGGGATTCGCATTCGTCGTCCCGACCGAATTTGTAGAACTCCCATCAGGAGGTAGATTCTATTCAGAGAATCACCCCCTTCATGGACAAAGCACAATTGAAATCAAGCAAATGACCGCTAAAGAAGAAGATATTCTCACTTCGAGAACACTTCTTAAAAATGGTGTTGCGATTGATAGAGTAATCCAAAGTCTTATTACCGACAAGAGAGTCAATTCAGACTCCCTTTTGGTTGGAGACCGAAACGCTATTCTTATCGCAGCACGTGTTTCTGGTTATGGCAATGATTATAATACAACTGTCAACTGTCCAGCATGTGCAGCTTCGCAAGAATACTCATTTGATTTGAATGATGCTCATATTCATACAGGAAATGACGATAGTGCGCTTTCCTTGACTTCAAATGGTGATGGAACATTCACAACAACATTACCCAGAACAAGGGTTGAGGTTACATTCAGACTTTTAAATGGTAATGATGAAAAGGCTATGGTTTCACAGGCTGAAAACGCACGTAAACGCAATAGACCAGAGCAGTCTGTAACAAGCCAAATCAGAAGCATGGTTGTTTCTGTTAATGGCGATGAAAGCCCGCAGGCTTTGAATTATTTGATTGATAATGTTCCTTCTTTGGACGCAAGACATCTTCGAGCATGCTACAAAGCAGCCGCTCCGAATGTCGATTTAACACAGTTTTTCTCTTGTGAAGAGTGCGGTCATGAACAAGAAATGGAGGTGCCGCTCACCGCGGACTTTTTTTGGCCTGACCGATGAATATATGGAGAACGTTTATGAGCAGTTCTTTTTCTTGAAATATAGTGGAGGCTGGTCATTTTCGGAAGCATATAATCTACCACTGGGTCTTCGAAAGTGGTTTGTTGGAAGATTGCTAAAACAAATCAAAGCCGAGAACGAAGCATATGAAAATGCTTCAAAAGGACGCGGCGGTGGTTCCCAAGAATTAACGTCATTTAATCAACCAAAAATGCCAAACGAATTGGCAGAACGAGTAAGAAGGCAAGGTTCGTAAGATCCTTGTCTTTTTTCGTTAATAACTAATTATTGTAGCAGAATTGCGAGGGCTATAAATTGGCGCTTACCCCAGAACAACAAGCAGAACTAAATAAGTTAACTCTGCAAGAGATTGAGCTTAAAAAGAAAAAAGGCGAACTCAACGCTGATGAATTAGCATATCTTGAAGAACTAATTGGCAAAAGAAAAATTAATATCCAGGGCTTGCAAGATGAAATAGCAGCACTTGAAGCCTATCAAGCCAAACTTCAGGGTATCGGCAATACTATTGATGGTAATCTTCTTAAGAGACAAGTTGCACGAGATCTGTTAGAGAAAGAATTGTCTCTCTTGCAAGAACAAATAAAGTCTCAAGAGTTAATAAGCGATCAAGATTTAGAACAGATCGCAACGGTCGAAAAACAGCTTGAAACACAAGACAAGATCTTAGATGTTCAATCAGAGATGAATAAAAATATGCGCCAACAAACTTCGTTGGTGCAACAAGCAGAAAAAGCAGGCATGAAACTTGGGCTTGCACTTCAGAATCCATCATTAATTCTTGGAGAAATGAATGTTGGATTCCAGAAGCTTGGTGGGCTCCTGACCGGCAAATTTATGGACGGCATGGTCGGTATGATTATGTCTTTTGATAAGACTTCA